TTCTTTGTTTGCTTCATTGTATGGTTTGCCTTGGAACTTCATCTTCTTGACGATTTCCATAAACTCACCTGCTTCAGCAACCAAACCAGATGCTGCAGTATCTAAACGTGCTATGTTACAACCTGCAGTCTTGAGATCTTCATACCTCTCAAGTAATTTGTCATAGTTCTTAGACTCTTCACTGGTGACAAGATCAACAAACTTAAGATAGTTATCTAAATCTACCTCAAACTTATCACCTTTCTTTCTCTTGTCGTGCTTCTTCTGCTGACGTGCTTTAACTTCCTTTGCTTTAGCAGTAGGTGGTTCAGCGAATCCTTTTACAGTCTTACCAACATCTTTAGGAGTTGGTACCTTGGTCTTTTCAATGTTGGTCTTCATATCCGTGTCCATCTGATCCTTCAGAGAAGCGTGATCAGGCAGTCCAACCTTATTGAGATCCTTTAGAACCTCATTTACATCTTTAGATTCAGTCATACTTTAAAGTCTTTGAATGATGTTTTAGTTTCAGGAAGTATAGCAAGTATATTACCTGCTTCTACTTGGTCTTTAGTCTGATTAGCATCAACAATATCAGACTGATCCTTACAATCATACAACCTCATCTTGTTCCTGTCAATGCCTAGTGCAAATCTCTTGTTAGCAGTTGGATCATTGTATCGGTTCTTCAGTTGCTTGACCATAATTTTATTCTCTGCTTCCAAATCTTCAGAGGATATAAGTGCAAACATAAAGTCAGCAGTAGCAGGGAGTCCAAAAGACTCACTGGTATCGGTAAGATCAACGTCTGAGTTTCCATAGCCTGCCCTCGTAGTTTGTGTTGCAGATATAATTGGGAGGTCTGCTTCTACAGCAAGTCCTCTCAGTTCTTCAGCGATTGCTTTCACATATGTGTATGAGTTAACTATCGCTCCTTTATATCTGGAACTGGCACAAATATTTAGGTAATCAATGTAAATTATGTCAGGAATGAAACTCTTTTTAATAGCTAACTCTTGAAGCAATGCTTTGAAATGACCTACGTGTGCTGACGCAGTTGGATACTCCTTAACAATCAATCTACCTTGTGTTTTCTGCTGTAACTTCTCTATCTTATTATCAAACATAATCTTAGGTAGTTTCTCTAACTGCCTACAGTCTACGTTCAATAGATTTGCATCTATCCTCTCTGCAATTTTCTCTTCAGCCATCTCCATCGTGATATAGAGTACGTTCTTACCGAGTGATAAGTTACTAGCAGCACAGTGGCACATAAAGAGAGACTTACCCACACCAGTACCTGCAAGAGCAACGTTGAGAGTCTTGTTAGGAAGACCACCCTTTGTAATCTTGTTGAAGAATTCCAGATCGAAAGGTATTTTGTCCTCACGTCTGTGGTAGAAAGCGAATCTGTCTCCTGACTGTTCAAAATAATCGTGACCTACTGAATTATCGAAACTAACACCTAATGCATTACTTAAGATAGATGGTATAGCATCTCTACTCATATCAGAATCTGCCTGACCATCAGCGATCTGAATCGATTCTAATAGAGCAATGTAAATAGCACGATCACGACACCACTTTTCTGTAGTATCAACTAACCATTGGGACTCGTGTGGTTCCTCATTGAGGAAGGATATCTGATCCTTTATCTCCTTATACTGTGAATCATTTAGGTCAGAACGATTTTCTAACTCAATCGTAAGTGCTTCCTTACAAGGGAGTCGGTCGTACTTAACCATATACTGTGAGATCTCTTCAAAGAGAACCTTGTTATTAAACTGTTCAAAATATTCTTTCTTTAAATGTGGTAGGACTTGTCTAGTATACTCCTTATTAAAGACCAGAGTATTAATAACTAGTCCTTCAATAGAATCAGACATAATGTGAATAGGTGCCTACTAGGTACTTGTCATCAGAAATAGTTGGTTCCCCTGAATGTGGAAAGCACCACAACGGAGGGAATATAAGAAGTCTACCTTGCTTAGGACTGATTGTCAATCCATCAAACTTAGTTTCACCACCTTCCTCAACATCATTCAGATACCAGAACATAGTCAGGAACCTTTTAGCACTCTGGTGATCAGCAACATCAACGTGCTTCTCAAACCTATCATCAGTACCTTTACGATACTTCTTCATCCTAAACTGTTCTAATGAACTTCTGTTAGGGAAGAACTTCCTACAATCATTCTCATCCATATACTGCTTCACGAATTCGTGAGCAGAATTAATGAGAGCATACTGAATTATATCCCAGTCACCACGGTTCTCTTGATCTTCTTTCTTGTCAAGATACTCTGTGATATTAAACTGAGTAAACTGAGGACACCCTTCCCTATCCCAATCTTCAAGATCTTCTTGTTGATCGAATAGTTTTATAGCGTGTTTACAAACTTCAACTGGAATGGCATCATCATAAGTTTTGACAAACTTATTAAGTTCCATATGCGAACTCCTTCTTGGCACACTCATCTAGTGCTTGCATTACTTCGGTCGTAAAATATTTCTCTGGATCCTTAAGCATTGCAGAAGGATATACAGAACTATCACCGACAACGATGCGATTTCCTTTACGCTCAAAGACTCCATATTTTTCTCCTAATTCTAATAGTCCATAGTAGGGATCTAATCCCCTTTCATCATAGAATAACCTAGTAGCAATCTTGGCACTCTCTTTTGTGAACCTACTCTTCTTAGTTTCACATTTAATAATGTTACCAATCACTTCCTTACCATCTTTCTCTTTAGATTTGCTGAGGAAGATGATGGTAGATGCAGCGTACTTGAGTCCACTACCTCCACCCATTTCTTTCGTAGGCATATAAGCACCTACAACATCATATGTATGGTTGGTAACTATTAAGGGAATATTACATTTTGATAGTTTAAGTGTAAGAACTCTAAAGATTGACTTAACAACTTGTGCTCTAGTCATATCTCTAGTCTCTTTACCTGCTTCACTATCCTCAATCTCCTTTGTTGTTGATAACATACCAAGAGAGTCAAGTACAAATAACATAGGAGGATGATTCTTATCCTTCAATAGGTTATCTGCTACCATCAATGCTTGTTGTCTGAACTGTTGAACTGTTACTACAGGTATGATAACGACACGTTTAGTATCTACACCACGATCAGACAGTAAATCTTTACTGATAGCACCTTCTGATTCAAAGAATGCTACACCTGCTTCTGGGTGTGTCTTGAGGAAGTGTTTAATGACACTGATCGTGAAGAACGTTTTCCCCGTAGAGGACTCACCAGCCAACGCAGTAATTTTGTTGGAAGGTATACCACCGTATATGGAACCGCTAACAAGAGCATTAAAAATGTAACTTCCAGTATCAATAAAAGAAGATACGTCGCCAGCAGCAAGTCCGTCGTCAGCGATTGAAGCATACTCATTGTCAATAGATTTAATAATGTCTTTTAAAAAGGATGTTGTCATAGGAAAAATTCTTCTAGGGATGCTACTTTCTCTGCCTTCCAGTTGATCGTATCAAGGATGACCTGTAAAGGATCAAGGAAACTCTTCTTGAATTGTAGATCGTAATCTATGGATTTGTCAAGGTCAAATTCACGTGGAAGAGTTTGGAAGAAAGAGACCACGTTCTCCCCTATTCGGTTCGGAGTCCTGAGATAGAGGAACTTGACCTTCTCTCCTTCTTGGATAAGAGGGTACTTATGTGTGAGTTTCTTATGCTTAACGTGGAAATTATATAGGAGAGCACCACGAACGTGGATTGGAGTACCCTTAACATATATCCCAGAGGAACCACTAAATTTAGATAGATTATTGCAACCTCTAGGGAAAGCAATATCTTCAGGAGGAAGTGATTCAAACTTCTCTCTAAACTTAGCAATGTATTCTTGTACATCTGCTTCTGATCCATTCATAATAACTCTCAGGGCACCTCTAATCGCATCACGACAGGAACCTGGAGTTGAGGACTTAACACACTCAACACCCATAACTTTTAGTTTGGGTTCTTTATATTGCACACCCTCACTGTTCCATACATTAAGGATGTATCTCTTCTTTGCTGTCCAGATGCCTTTGTTAGCGATGTTCTCTCGCTTCATAAACATCTTCTGGTCATATGCATTTACATAGGTTGCCAATTCTTCGTAAGAATTTTGTATATACTTTTCAAGTTCCACATCACACACCTTTTCAAGGAACCTAAGAGTGTCCTTATCGCTCTTCTCTCCGTTCTTGAATACAGCTTTAACCAGAGGACCCAAGTTAAGATAAATGGAATCGGTATCAGAAGCAATAACATAATCAGTCTCCGTAGTTTTTAAAATTTTGTTTAGATAAGAGTTAACCTTGTTCTCTATCCACCTGATAGAGACCTGACCTGATAATGTAATTGCTTCAGCGTTAGCAAGGTTATAGTACCTGAAATACTGGTTGCCAATAGCACCATAGGCAGAGTTCAGTTGGATCTTACGAGCCATCTGTATATTATTATATGCAGAAATATCATCTTGAAGTTTTGTTTCACCAGTTTCCTCATACTTCTGCTTCGCTGCCAACATTTTTTTCTTGAAGATCACACGTTCATCGTAGATCTTCTGCATCATTTCAGGGAGGAAGCCGTGAATGTCCCTGCGATATTGTGCTCCATTGGCACACACGGAATAATCTCCAGAGATCCCGACTTGTTGATTAAGCAATCCTTCAACCGTTGCGGTTGGATGTCTTCTCTCGACGAGGGTTTCTGGAGATATATTATACTGCATAATAAGATGAGGGTAGAGGCTGTTGAGGTCAAAGCTAGCAACCCAGTTATATAAACCAGGTTTCGGCTCCTTGACATACGCTCCAGCATACTTGTCATCCTTTTTCGTTTCGATCTTCGGCGGGACACAGATCTTCCTCTCTTGTAAGTAGTTGTAGATAAGAGTGTCCCACATACGAACCTGTGAGTACACGTCTTGGAAGTTCACCTTGGCATCGTATGCCATAGTGACAGCTAGTTCAAGAAGTTTCATCTTCTTCTCAAGTCTGTCTACAAGTTCAACGTCTTTAATGTTGTACTCAACAAACTTATCCCAGTCATTCGTATAGAACGCTTTAAAGTTCTCGTACTGGGAATGATCTAACTTACCTTCACCCAATTCAACTGTAGCAATATGCTCCAGTCTATAGGATTCCTGATTAGTATAGGTGAATTTCCTATACAAGTCAAGGTAATCTAATATTGATACCCCCATTATATCATACGAAAGGTTCTTACGTCCTTGGATGTAAACCTCACGCATATTAACCTTGTTCCAAGGAGACAGACTCCTCTGATGCTTGTCAC